TTGAGTTTGAGTTCCGCCAGGTCGAGGAAAGAATACGTGATACGTTTGCGTATCAGGATCGTATACAGCAGATATTGTTTCTGGGTTAGGAGTTGTTCGAACAAGTTCCTGATATAACGGCTCGACTTCATCAGAAAGCGATGCTTCCGCAATGGTGATACCGTTCTGCTCTGAGCGCATGATTGAATGAATACCGCGTCTAGAGCAGAACAATAAGTCTGATCCAGCGTTTGTGATTGTGTTATGGGCTATACAACCAATACGTAAGTTTGCTCGGCTATCGAGTTGCCACTGCTCAAAGTCAGGGTCGATAATGTAAACAAGCGTTTGATCTCGTGTAAACACAGCGAGACGGTTAGCTTCGAATGTACCCATACCTACAATCTCGTCAGCAGTTCCGATTAGATTAGAGATGTCGATAAATGCTGCACGCGTTACTTCTTCCGTAGGGGCTTCTTCCTCAAGAAAGATGTCTGGATTGTCTACACGAGAAAACTCTATAGTTGTTGGTCTATCTTTAAACCCAGCAACAGCCAAACGACGCTGAATGGGAACTCCAAACTTAGGCTTTATAGAAGCAGTAGATGTTGAGAACTCAAAGCCATCATAACGATACATTCTTGTGTCTTGATTGAAGACGTGAACTTTACCTTGGAAGTTTGTCATAGAGACAATCGCGTCCTTACCAAACGCGTCTCTTAGTGTGTGGCCTCGATCAGATGATAAGTGCGTTCCTGCTGCGTCCTCTTCGGCAAAGCAAACACCATCTCTATTATAAAATCTCAGGCACTTTACGGGAAATCGGTTAGACCCAGTATGTAAGTAAAAAGCTGGGTCACGAATAAGCTGACCCCTATAGTCAACAAAGCAGTTATCTAACTGCCAGAAGTTTTGATCTTTCTCAGTTTCAAGAGCAGTAATATCACGCGATCTATCAATACCACGAAAGCCGAAGTAACTTCGGCTGTCTGACTTTACTGATATTGGGGAGTACGATAGTCGTGACATTAATAACTACCCGAACTAGATGATGAGCTTGATACGCTGCTTGATGGATTGCCGCTTGTATTAGAAGCTGTCGTAGATGTTGTAGTCTCAGTAGTTTTTTTCTCAGTAGGTGGGCAGTAAGCTTTGTTGCTGCCACCATCTGTAATGCTTCTCTGATACGGTTTGTTACCGTACGAACGTTCGTGCAAGATGTTTGCAGTGTTAGCTTGATATAGCTGCAAGAAGACCATAGCCTTCTCACTGCCCTGCTGAATAAAGTAGTGAGCCGTTAACCCATCAATCATAATCATATCAGGGATTGCTCTGATTTCAGTGATGTCATTGTAGTAATCTATGTCTCCGCCTTCCCAATAAGGGTGTTGGCGCAAATCTTCGATAACTCTGTTCGCAAGCTCGATCATTAACATCATAACTTCGCCGTCAACTCTTGAGGGGGAGAAGTTACCAGCACGCACTAAGGAAGAGCGTACAAGATTTTCTAACGGAGAGTGATCTCCCCGTCCTGCCGCAAAGGGTTTCTGTACGCTCTTTTCAGCCATTAATCTTCCTCGGCGTTTATAACTCTACCAGACCAAACCATGTGATGCTTCATCATTAAGTCAGTAAGATTGCTAGGAACTCGCCAACTTACATGTTCTCTTGCACCATCCCAAATACCTGTAACTCTGGTTTCGCCTATGCGTAGGTCATAAACTGAACTCTCGGGATTAGCTGACACAAACATTGTGAAAGCACTTCCGATAGGTTTGGGAGCTGCCTTTTTAGACTTTGCTTTTTTAGAAGCCTTTTCTCTGCTTTCAGACCTATCTTCCTCGACCCATGCCTCGTTTATATCGGGGGTACTAGGGTCGTCGCCAATAAGCTGCCCCTTATCGTTTCTTGCGCGTTTCTTCGCCATAAAGTTATCCTCGTAAAAGTGCTCTTTATTTATGAAGTTTATTTGCGGCTCAGTCGTCCTTATTGCAAAAGGGCCACGCGATAAGCGCAGCCCTTTCTTTAAACAGCTTAAGGGAGGATTTAAGCTGTTGCGTTCCAACCTTTGATGTACGCATGGGTTTTGTCTTGCAACAGTTCCAAACCACATTCGGTAAGGTACTCGTGCTTGACAGCATCCATATCGTTTGACTGTCGATCACGAAGCAACTGAGTGTCGCGACCTTCCATGAAACGGTACTTGAGGTGTGGGAAGTCGATGATGACTGCCGCGTTTTCCATACCTGGAACCTGACGGAATTGAGGGTGTAAATGCACCATCAAATCACCAGCGAAGGTGGCGTAACGAGTTAAGTTTACACCATACGAGCCTTCAACGACAGTTGGCTGCCAACGATCTTTACCAAACTTCTGCAAGTGTCCTGCAACTTTTGCACCACAGAACATGATCTTCTGATTGCTTCCAAAAGAGAAAACATCTTCGATCAATGATCGGTCAAACTGATCTTCTGTCATAACGCCAGAAGCAGTTGATCGGTCATTTACGTTTGTGATGGTGCTGATTAGTCCACCTGTAAAACGAGTTGGTTGAGCAGTCGAGGCATTTGCTTCATTCTTCTTACCGAAGAACATCGCTCTCTCAATATCCTGCATGTGCAGTTTGAGAGCTTTCGTAGCCATCTCGTCCTCTTTATCGCCTGTACGAAGATTGGTCGCACGCAAAGTTTCGGTTACGGTAAATGCCGTACGAAAGATTTGTGTGAAGTTCGACGCCACGCTTGCATCAAATGAGATGCCAGTCGGTGATGTCGCGCCTTCTTCGTATGCTGTGCCTGCGATGAATAGGTTTGCACCATCGCCAATTGCAGCAGCGCCTCCGCCAATACCACGCTCAACTGTCATAGAGGTAGCAGTACTGTCGGCAGTACAACGCATAACTTCGTTTGTTGCTGAGTTCACAACAAGTGTACCAGCTACAGCAAAAGTTCCTGCATTGTTGTTAGTGATTGCAATAGTAGTAGCACTGTTTGTTGCAGCACCGTCAGCTACTAATGCGCGAGCAGGGAGTTCATCTCTGAAGTTCTTAAATTCTGGATCATCCGTGGCTTCTGATGAAGTCATTGATAACAAAGCGTTTAAGGGAGCGTTCCCATTTGGTTCCAAGAGTGTGAATAACTCTCGGTAATTTTTCGGGCGGAAGTCACTACTAAACTGACCTGTTCCCCGAAGTCCTTGAATACCAGCCATGCTAGTCTCCTTCTAGGTTAAGTTACTATCTTCGAGGTACTCGTGACCACGCGGAACAATCACGCGAAAATCCTTCGTCCCTATATAACACCGAAAGAAAGAGCCGTAGCGCAAATCGATATTAATTATATATTGTCAGAAAAGTTTGTAGTGGTCGTCCCACTTAAAAAAAAAATCGGCCCGAAGGCCGACTTTCTTAACCCATCCGTTTATTCATTGCGGTTGCTGCAAGTCGTGCAAGGGTATCATCTCCGCCTGTTTCGGCTGCTTGGCTAGTTGGGCCACCTGATTGAGAGCGTAGATATGCCTCACGACGGTTAGCCATTTCACGTAAGCGTTCGAACTCTGGAGTGTTCATTTGGTTCTTAAAGTCATTGACGACTTTGTTAGTAAGCCCCATGTCAGCAAAATCTTCGGCAGTATACCCACGTTCTAATGCGTACGCACGGAAGTCATCGAGCGCATCGTCAGGTAGTCCTGCTTGCTGTTGTGCTTTATCGAGGTTTCCCCTTATGGACTGCGATATAGCATCCTCACGAGATTGCATTGCCTGCTCTCTCGATTGGTTGCCTTGTTGACCAGCAGCTTGCGCTTGTTGCAGTATTTGCTGCATCACTTGCATTTGCTGACCCATAGCATTTTCCATACGTCCCATTCTATCGACTTGTTCTCGATAGCCAGGAGGAAGCGAGATCGCGTTCTCATCTTCGTACTTCTGATACTCTTCGTTAAGCTTGTTAGACATAGCTGCTGCGTCACCCTGTTTAGGCGCTACAGGTTGTGCTACTCCTTCTTGCTTTGGACGAGATTGTCCCATCTGAGCATTTTTACTCATAGCCTTCATAGCTGCTGCCATAATCTTGGCAGTATCTTCTGGCCCTTTACCTGTTTTCTCCATAATCATGCCAGCAAGATCATTGACAGGCTTCATCTGTGCTTGCTTGTAGTTGAGGTCACGATACCGCTCGTACGTACCAGCAATCTGAGACGGTGAAAGCTGACGGTCTTCATCGCCAATTTTTACATTGTAAATGATTGCCTCTGCTTGAGACTTGTCACCCTCAGTCTCAGGAGACGCAGCCGCAATTGCTTTTTCTTGTGCAGTCTCTGGTGCCTCCTTCGGTTTTGCTGGAGCTTCGGGAGCTGGTATTCCCATTTGTGATGCAGCAATACGTGCTACTTGATCGGTGTCTGGTTGTCTAGCCATTGTCTATCCTTTCTGAGCGGCCTTGGCGGCTCGTGGCTTCTTCAAGTGAAAGCTCACCCTCGAATTTGTGGATGAGCCGTTCGGGCAGATTAAGTAATTGTTCTGCCGCAAAAATCGCGCCTCGCTTAAAGTCCATTTGCTGTTGCGTCATGTCTTGAGTGTGAGCCATTGAAAGTGCGAGAGTTAGTATTTCTGATCTCATTACTTCGTTTACGTGGCTCCAACCCTTACTTTCTGCGAGTTCGATTATATCTTTAGCTTTGCTTTTGATGGTCATGTTTAAATTTACTTTTTACCTTTCTTCCAAGATATTCTCTTAGAACTTGTTTTCTTCTTTGCTGCGCTTGAGCATTGCGCTTTCGTAGGTCGGCAGGCTGGGTAAGATTTGCGCTTCTCACCCTTCTTACGACCACAGGGCTTTCCAGTCTTACAGTCTATCCACCCCTTGCCACCATTCTGTGAAAACCATGTACGAAGATCATTTTTTGCCACTGGATTTATTGCCCCAATTCTTAGCGCCAACCTTACGGCACTTAGCAACTGCTCCACTTGCGTACGCAGAAGGCCAAACTTTGTAACGAGACTTCACCTTCTTGGCGCAAGCATCGAGCTTTTTCTTTTTGGCCTTCTTCGCCATTTACTTACCTTGCGTACACGGGCAGTCTTTGTGCTGCATGTTTCCAGTTTGGGTTTTTAACCCAAGCTTTTTGACTTCTTTCGAGGTCTTAGCCATTAGTAGCCCTTCTTCTTTTTCATGGGCTTGCCAGTTTTAATTGCTGCTTTTTTGGCTGCTGCTTTACCCTTTTTAGTGTACGGGAATTTTTTCTTTCCTACTGTTGGCATGGTATACTCCTTTAACAGTTCCAAGCACGACGGCTCCAATAGTTAGCCGACAATTTATTTGATTTACCTTTGATCCCACCGCTACGAGCGCAGTAAGATTTCTTTCGAGATGGCTGTGACTTCTTTATTGTCATCTTGCTGTCACCGAACCTGATGATCTTTTCCTTGCCGCCCGAACAAGCCTTTACAATAGACTTCTTCTTAGACCCAGCAGGCGCTCTGCGAGGTTTGTTGCACGGCATCTTAGCCTTGTTGACACGCTTAGTCGCCACGATCCGCTACTGCCGCCTCTTGATCTTCTTTTGTTTTCTTTTCTTGATCTGCAAGTAAGGATGCTAGAGCCGTTTCGGTATCCTCTCCGTCGTATGCAATAACGAGTTCTCCGTCATCATCTACACCTACACGCCAATCTTCGACGTTTTCTGGAACTTCCAAAACAAAGTGATCGTCGTTAGGTGCAACAAGAGTTTTATCGTCTACGTCAATAATCTTGTTGCCGCCTTCGGGTTTTTTCCATACAAGTGCTGTTTTAGCCATTAGTAATCTCCTGGGAATTGCATCTGACCTTCTTTAGTAGGCCACCAGTGTACGTTTAACATTCGAGGGTAGGTAGTTGATGGCTGACCGTGAGGTGCTACTAAACCAGACCTATCTGTGTGACTGACTGCATCAAAATATGCGGTCGGTGCCCATTCTGTATAAGTCCAAGCCGTGCCATAAGGGTTGTTTACACCATTTGCTATATTCTCTTGAATTTTCTCGTGAGTTGTTACTAGATTGTTAAAACGTAGGTTGTGATAGTACAAATCACTACCGTCAGCGTTTTGATCTCTACTAAGTATGAAGCCAGTAGTACCACTCGCAATAGGCGAAGAAGCGTAAGCTGAATTGTGTTCTACTACTCTATAACAAACTCTAGGATCGGCTGTGCTATGCACAAATGCACTTATGCCAGTACCATAATAGTAATATGGACTGAAGTGCATAATCCACTTGTTGTCCCAAGTAGAATTGTAAACAATCCCGATATGCTGATTGCCTTGATCTATACCATAAGAAGTCGTGTTATTTATTTTGTATTGATAGTTTCCATTTATAGCACCGTATGAGCCTCCGCTGTCTGGTGTGTTGTCATTAATAAAACTAGAAGAAACAGTGCTGTCTAAGTGGAATAAATAAGTACTAGTACAGTCGTTTTGATTAAAACGTGTCCATCGGCAATAGCCGTTGTCACCAACAGTTATCTGCCCACGATAGTAACCTTCCGTACTACTAAGGTTGTCGGAATTATCCATTTGACGGTATTCAAACTCAGTCGCGGCTAGGAAAGCTTCTTTCAAATCTACCTTTGGATCAGTAAGGCGGTGCGTGGAAGGAATTTTCCATTTGAACATATCCACATCTCTGTTCGACGTTTTTGAAAACAAAACGTAATAGCCAGTTCTTTCGTTGTAACCAGACATACCGTATTGAGTACTGAATCTATAGTTAACAAGCTCTGGGTACGCTTCTCGCATCTGCGTATCACCCTGCCATGATAATCTATCAATCATGAGGCCTTCACTGTTGTTACTTGGTTTTAATGCTCTGAATATATAATTGTTGTGACTTCCTAAAAAGAGGCGAGGTCGCACACCTTCGGGCAATACTTGACATGTCATAAATCGCATGTAGTAAAAAAATGAATAGCTAGAGTTTTGCTGACCAATGTTTGATCCAAATTGACCTGTTGGCCCCACACTCATTGACATAGCAGAAGGCCAATGCGTGTTGTCTTGGGTACGGCCCACCATATAACTTTGGTTGTTTGATGAAATTTCACTATTTGTACGAAACCATGATTGGTTATCCCCAGAATAACCCATGTATTTATCGACCATTACACCGCCATGATAATTACTACCTGGACTAGAATGAACAGAATATGCCCAAGGATTGTTGGTCTGCATACCGTCAGTGCTGTAGGTAGAACACTGGACTCTACGGAACTGATCGTCGTGCATAGACCAGATTGCGAACATCGGTAGACCCTCTTTGCGTGGGTCGGTACTACTGCTAGAACTTGAGCTTGAGCTAGAGCTAGAGCTAGAGCTAGAGCTTGATGATGAAGCTACTGCGCTTCCCCCTACTAAATTACGTCCCATTCAGATTACTCCTCTATTCCATGTACGCGAACCACGACACCTTCGCCGTCAGTTTTCACAATTACTTGCTCACCAGCCGAGGCCATCAATCCAGTACGCTCAAGAACCGCGCCAGAACTAAGACCAGCTTTGTCGTACATGTCTTGATCTGGAAGTACGGTGAAACGCTTTTCTCGGTTGTATGTTTCGCCATTCTTTAGAACGTCGAACTTCTTAGTTACGTCGCCCGAAGCAGCCCTTACTGAGCCTGTGAACATTGTTGTTTCATCGTCGAGTGGTGCAGATGTAGTTTCATCCACTATGTCGATTGCAAAGCCCATATTGGGGTGGACATGACAATATGTGTAGAGCTTGTTTGGTGCGTTTGACGGGACTGTAAACTCCATCCATTTTGGGTTGGAGTTATAATCAGTATGTCCAGTTGCGATGGCTGATGTAGTAGTAGCAGTAATCGCTGAGTAATTACCATTAGTCGGATTACCAAACTTATAAACAATACCATCTAGGTAATTAGTTCCAGACGCATGAGCACCATCGCTCGTGGCAGAAAGTAAAAATGGATGCGAGTTCATTGTGCTGTCTTGAAGAAAGAACTTGTACTTACGTCCACGCACTAATTCTAATTCGCCACCTATTACAGTATCAATTGCGTATTTGTTATTACCATCAGCGTCAGCCGCCATAGTAATGTTAAAAGGCATCGTTCCCGTATTTGGTTTAGTTGTGTAGGTTACGCCCAAGTTTGTTGTTGAGTAGATAGTGTTTGCTGTTACAAGCTGAAGCTCGTTAAGCGCGTCACCAGCCCTTACGTCTACTAAATCTTCCCACGTAGTAATTCCTGATGGAAACGCAAAGTAGTATTCCCAATTTGATGTGGTACTTGTTGGGGCTGCGTTAGTAAAATCTGCGTAAATAACTCTGTTATTGCTCAAAGCAATGAATATTTTACCAGCCGCACCGTCAGCTTGACTAGGTACGGAAGCT